GCAACATCATCAAGTACCTCTGGAGATACCAAGAGAAGGGAGGCGTGGAGGATCTGCGCAAAGCAAAGTGGTATCTCGACAGATTGATCAGAGAGGAAGTCGATGCTCACTCCTGACAAGCTTCACGAGTATCAGAAGAAAGCAGTCAATCACCAGTGCAGTCACCAGCACTCGATGTTGTGGCTGGACATGGGATTGGGTAAAACGGTGATTACGTTGACATCCTTGTCACACCTGCTCGGGACAGGCTTCCTTCGCGGGGTGCTGATTGTAGCACCGATCAGGGTGATCCGGCTCGTGTGGCGACAGGAGGCTGCAAAGTGGCAACACACCAAACACCTCAGATTCAGCGTGATCGCAGGCAACAAGGATCAGCGCACCAGGGCGATCATGCGACCTGCTGATGTGTACATGATCAACTATGAGAACATGAAGTGGCTTGCCGAAGTGCTTCAGACGTACTACATCAGCAAAGGTCGTCCGATCCCGTTCAACGGGGTGGTCTGGGACGAAATCAGCAAGATGAAAAACTCGACCACCAATCGAGTTCATGCCTGGTTCAACGGTCAACGGAATGAAAACGTGCTGGATCATTTCGACTGGCGCACAGGGTTGACCGGAACACCTGCCAGCAATGGTTACAAGGATCTGCATGGGCAATACCTGGTGGTGGACTCGGGCAAGCGTCTGGGCAAGTTCAAGACTGCCTTCATGACTCAGTGGTACAAGAAAGATCCGAGTGGTGGGCGCAAGGACATTCCCTACAAGGACACTGAAGAAGAAATCAAGCGATTGATTTCCGACATCACCCTGGAGATGTCAGCTGAGGATTACAACCCGCTGCCGGATCTGATGGTCAATGACGTGGAAGTCGAGTTGCCCGACGATCTGCGACAAAAGTACGAGCAGTTCGAGCAAGAGTTTTTCCTGACGCTGGACAGCGGGAAAGAGATCGAGGTGTTCAACAAGGCAGCCTTGACCAACAAGTGTCTCCAATTCAGCAACGGATCCATCTATCCGGTGGCAGGGCTGCCTCTCTGGGAACCGATTCACGATCTGAAATTACAGGCTCTGGAGGACATTCTGGACGAGGCACAAGGATCGCCTGTTCTGTGTTCGTATGCGTTCCGAAGCGACGCAGAACGCATCATGGAGCGATTCAAGAGCATCCGTCCGATCAACTTGACCGAGTGCAAGAGCGAGTCGGCTCTGGTCAATGCGATGGACAGGTGGCAATCGGGTGACTGTCAGTTGATGATTGGTCATCCTGCATGTTTGTCGTCGGACACTCTGGTTCTGACAGAGCGGAATGGATGGGTTAGAATTACCGATGTGAATTTGAATGATCGAGTGTTTGATGGTGTCGAATTTGTTCATCACGACGGGTGTCAGTTTTCGGGCACCAAAAGTGTCATTGATGTGTTCGGGATCACTATGACACCAGATCACAAACTATTGATCGGTGATGAATGGGTGAGGGCTGACGATGTTAGAAGTCGTGGAATTACGAGGGATGAAGCAACTTTCAAGTGGCAAACGATTACAGATGGTTCTTGCCCGATGCGTCGAATGCAAGACGGAAAAGGAAATGTTGACCCAAAACGTGAAGTTCCACAACAGAAACAACAGGAAGTAGCCTGCAATGCGAAAAGATGCGTCATCACAACATGACGAACACACGCATCTGGAGGATCTGGCAAGGCATGAGGTGGAGAGCAAAAGACAAATTGGACAAGAACTATGCGGGTCGTGGAATAAGTATTTGCAAAAGATGGGAGTCGTTCGAGAACTTTTACGAGGACATGTCTTCAACATATTCCGATGGTTTGACGATCGAGAGGATCGACGTGAATGGTCCGTACAGCAAGGACAATTGTCGATGGGCTACCAATATGGAGCAACAGTCGAACAAGCGCAACAATCGTGTTGTCGAGTACCAAGGAAAGAATATTCATTTGGCAGAACTTGTGAGGCTTTCGGGGTTCAGCAAAATGATGCTTGTCATGCGATTGAATCGCGGAATGAGTGGGGACGAGGCAGTCGAAAATTGCAAGAAATCGCCCTACGGAAAGAGCAGCAGTCCGAAAAACAAAATCCGCAGAGACAAGAGAAAGTCTACGACCTTGTGAACTGTGGACCACGGCACAGGTTTTTGATTCGTAATTCCGAAGGTGACGTGTTCATTTCCCACAACTCCATGGGACATGGTGTTGACGGATTGCAGAAGACCGGACACATCCTTGTCTGGTACGGGCTGAACTGGTCACTGGATCTGTATGAGCAGTTCAACGCCAGGGTGCGCCGCCAGGGTCAGGGTGCACCAGTAATCTGCCATCGGATCCTGACACGCGACACACTCGATCAGGCACAGGCAATGGCGCTTACCGAGAAAGCCAGCACACAAGAAGGACTGCGCAGAGCAGTCAAACAATACCGACAAATGAAGGGAGTTTGAGATGATTGATTCAATTGAGGCGTGGCATTACCGAGCCAGACCAGTACCGAAGCAGGAAGATTTCAACGTGCAGTTGGGATGCCATTTCGAGGAAATCCTTGAGATGCTGAACGTGATCCGACTGGATAAGTTCGATGGTGAGCGTTTTCGTGCCGAGCAGGTCATCGGTGCACTGGCCAACATGCTGAAGTCTGGGCAGGTCAGTGCTGAGATCATCGACAGGAAGGAGTTTCTGGATTCCGTAGCAGACCAGGTGGTGACGGGCATAGGTGCTGCGTATTGCGCACGCATGTCACCTGCCGTGGCGCTGCGTGAGGTGGACAAGTCGAACTGGTCGAAGTTTGATGAGAATGGTGATCCTATTCGCAACCGCAACGGCAAGATCATCAAGGGACCGAATTACGTCAAGCCGAACCTCACCGGGCTTTACTGATCGCCTGCGCCAAGGATGGCGCTATCTTTTCCACAGATCTGCCGACAACGTACCCTCCAAGACCCAACTCGACGATATCCCACAGCGCCAGGTATTCCGCATCACTCAGTTCTGGCGCTGCGAATCCGAACCACCTGGCAACAATCAACCCGGTAAAGGTGAGCATGGTCAATGGTCGCCAGTTCGCTGCCAGCCAGTGCGACGATGCCGCCTCAGTCTTAATGATCTGACCCGCTGCTTGCTCGATCTCGTGCTGGTGTTCAAGCAGTTGCGAGAGTGCAGCAGCCTGCGCTTTCTCTTTTGGCATCTTTGTCAGGGATGGCTTTGTCGAGGATCTTCCCCAGGATCGGAGCAAGTGCGGGAATCAGTGATGCAATCATATCCTGCCACCTCGTTCACTGCTGCGATGATCTCTCGCCGCGTATGCTCTCTGACCAAGTATAGCGGCAGCCAACTAGGATTTTGGCTGGTACGGACACCGTACAATTCCGCCGTCTCTGTTTATCCAAGCGATCGGGCGTCCAAGAGGGTCAATCATACTGCACCCATGATCGCAATACGAATAAATAAGTAGAGTCCGTAGCCGCTCATTAGCAGTATCAGCATTCCTAGTACCGGATGCATAAAATTATTCATTGTATGCGCTCCAATAGCATTGTTCCTATGATGCCGACCAGACCAGTGAACAGGGTAATCAGTGCGCCTTTGATCATTCGTGTGGTCGGCATTTCTGCTTCAAGTTGTCTGACTCGAGACTCGTGGTCCTCGATTCCGTTAAACGCTCTCGCAAGGCTTTGCGAAGTAGCATGGTGTTTTTCTTCCAAGCGCGTAAGACTCTGGAGCGTAGCGTCAATGGATTTGATCGCGTTTTTTATCTCGCCTATGCTGTCTTCTACTGCGTTCAGCCTGTAATTAACGATATCGTCGCCCATTCGATGGCCCCCTGACTCGTGGTGTGTCTAACAGTAAGTACGCGGCACATGCCACAGAGAATCCTACGCAAAATGCAAGAATCATCGCCTGAGCAGTTGCGCGTTTGACGGGCTTCAGGCGTTCGCGGTATTCCTTTGTGTACATATCCATTGACGTGGTGCCGTAAATTTCGCCAGCGTCATCGACGAGCGGAACAAATGCGCTGATGTACTCGCCCCAATAGTCAGTGTAAGGCTTTGCGCTAACGACAATACGTTTTTCAGTTAGGGCTATCATGGCGTCGTTCGACGGGTCTGTGTATTCTTGCATCACGTCAACGTGCTGTACAGTGCCGTCTTCGTCAATGCCGTATGGCGTACCGTCCATGATAAAGTACGGTTTTCCGCCAATCGGAATAGCAGTCCAGGCATACGCTACTGTCTGGTCAGATGCGACGATCTTCTCAAACGCTCTGACCTCTCGCTTGTACAACGCTGTGTCCTCGTCCTCGCGCTTGGTAAACGTGCGATGCGCGTTAGGATCGACACAAGCAGCAAGCACTTTTACTGCGCGAAGCAGTCCAGCGCGAACTTCTTTCTTTTGTGCGTCTAGCGCAGCTTCAAAAATAAACATCGACGAAGCAAACGACACAGAGAAGACGACAAGGCCTATCACCACAGAATAGACGAAGATTTTATCCGGCGGCGACTTGGCATTGCGTAGCGTCAACGTTACGTGTGGTAAACCCACATCGATCTCCCCGCAAGCGATGGATCACAATCAAGGTGAACAAACGTGCTGGCGATTCCGATCCTGTGGAATCCAACATCCAGCGCCGATTTGACCAGTCTATGACGTATCTGCGATGTTGGTGTGGCAATGTCTACCGCCCAACCTCTAAGGTGAGCGCTATTTAATGACCCGCCAACTTTTTCGTTGTGTTTCTGACATCGAATCGAGGACGTTACAGCAAACGGCACGCCTGCCCGAGCGCGTGCAGTGTTCAGCATAGAGAGCAGCATGGTTTTCATGTCCTCGTATCCCATGCCGCATTCACCACAACTGCAACTAAATTCTTCCGGCTTGAAATACTCAAGATAAGTTTGCGTCATTTCTACCTCGCTCTGCCTGCGACTTAATCTTCTCGATCAGCGCCACGACTTGAATGTACGGCAACTGACTCAAAGCGTGAAGGACAGCGTTTGTTTCTTCGATGGATAGTTCGAGTTTAATCACCACGGCACCCCGTTCATGACAGGTGGATTTTTGAGTGCGTCGATCTGCGCCTGCACTGCTGCCTCGGTTGCGTCTTTGTCAACGTCTGACCACACCCACCCGAGTACGTCAGATTCGGTCGTCGAGAGCCATTGCTCACCTTCCCAATGCGTTTCGGG